ACGAGTCGTTCAAGAAGGACGGGTTCGCCGTTGCCAAGCCGGGGATGGGAACGCATTTCTCGGTCAAAGCCCCTGACTTCAAGCAGCGGTTCCGGGAGTACATCCATCAGCACTACGAAACGCTCTACAACGACCCTGAGGCGTATTTGGGCGGGTGGGTAGACGAAGATACCTCGGAGTTGTGGTTGGACGTTCCAGAGGTCGTCAGCAGCCAGCAAGAGGCATACAGGCGGGCGAAGGAACGCGGCGAGATCGCGATTGCTGATTTGGCGAAGTACGCAGCAGGCGAGGACGGCGATATCCGTATTGACTACAGGGATCAAACTCCGCCGAAGGGCAGCCCGGCGTACGACGAGTGGATAAAAGGCAATGGTTAGCGGTAGAATGGGATTCTTGGAAAGGGGTTGGTAGATGTGGCGAAGAAACCTATTCTGGTGCGCCCACAAGAGGGCGAGACCGCGGACGAGTTTGCAGACCGCGTACTGGCGATGCTGGGGCTGGACAATGCGGAGGACGATCAGCAATGAGTCTGATGGGGCAGAAGATGTTCGTGCTCGACGGTCAGGTGCCGTTGAGCGATTGTCGTCTGTGGAGTTCTGACGGCCACACCACCCATTTCACGGCGTCTGCTGGGGATGGCACAGAGGTTGTCGGGCGCGTTGTGAGCGGTTGGCAGTTGGACGGGTGCGGGGAAGTCGTAGCCCAGTGCGAGGACGGCAGTGAGTTCACCGTGACATGGAGCGAGCGAGGGAACTGATGATCGTTTATCCGCAGGACGTTGATTGGACCAGTCTGAGCGAAGGTCACCTGAAGGCGTTGGCGCTGTACGGGTCCAAAGAGGCCCAGGATGAGTTGATTCGTCGGGGCAAGGGATGATCAGGCGGGTTCGGACTCTCGCAGGCGTGAAGTTCTACAACGCGCCGATTGGTACTCCGATAGTCGCAGGCAGGGTGCTCAAGAAGAACATCAGGGTTCGCAAGCAGCAGTCTGATATTGGCGGTAACTCCGTTCAACTCATCCAGGAGCGGCTGAATGCAGTAGATAAGAATGTGTTGCCCGGCACGCAGAAGCACGTCAAATGGCAGGCGGTTGGGTTTCTGCCCGACGAGCCTCACGGCACTCCGGTTATGGCCTATATGGTAGAAGGGCACGAGTTTCCGACACTGTACTCCGAGTTGCAGTTCTCCGACGAGGTCGTGCAGGGCGTTCTCGATGATCTCCAAACCGCACAGGACAACCTGCCGGAGGATTTGCGGGACGTGACCCTCGGTGTCTACATTCCGGCTGATGACCCATTGTTCACAGACGACGGCGGCAACCCCGACCCGTCCACAGGCGGGTACACCGTCGCGGGAAGCACGCTGATCAATCTCAATCCGATGGTTGCGCAGCAGTATCCAATGTCTCCGGAGGAGGGCTGGGATTGGGAGTATCATCCTCCGGCGTTCAACTACATGGCTCCGAGGCTGAGCACGATCATGCACGAGTCCGGGCATGTGGTCAGCGGTCAGCGCGGAACGCTACGGCCCGAGGAGGAGTCCAGCGTCGTGTCGATGATCAGTCGGCAGGGACAGACCAAGGGATATTCGACAACGGCTCCGCAAGAGGCGTACGCCGAGTTCTACATGCAGTACAAGATGGGCGGTCGGGGATCCAGTCAGCAGGCCGACGCTTGGGCAGACGAGTTCGATTGGTACTAGATAACGAGATGAACGTCAGAACCTACCGGAAGCGTCCGGTTCAGATCGAGGCGGTCCAGATCAGGCCCAGATGCTGCCGCCCGGCTGTCGGAGTACAAGATTCAGGAGTTCTTAACGCTCTGCCGTCGCGCGTTGGCGATTAGGTCCGTATAAGGACTGGATTTCGGAGAGCGAGGACAGCGATGCGTGACGGGATGGAGATAGTCGCTGATATTAGGGCGCTGGAAGAGCAGACGTTCGTATTGGATCAGGAAGCGGCCGAGTATCGTCAGCGGATCACTGAGATCCAGTTCAAGAAAGATCCAATCCTGGCAAAGTTGGCGCATCTGCGGGACGAGTTGAGAGAGGTCATTCAGACCGAGAAGGCCGAGCAAACAAGTGGGGGTTTACGTGACTGACGTACGCTGCGGAGTCGATGTGGTGGCAGGGATCCTTCCTGGCACGCCGATTGATGAGTTGACTCGACAATGGTTCATTACGTCGGAGGAGTGGAACGCAGAGGGCGTCGATCATGCGCAACTGCTGTCCGACCTTGCCGGGAAGGCCAGTGCCTGGGGAACGTACCTGATGCTCCAGCCGGACGTGGTGAACTGGGTCAAGGTTGAGTGGATTTGGTTCTGATGAAGCGCGTCGTCTACAAATGGACTGAGTGCTACGTGACGGTCCCGACTGACGATCCCGAATCTCTCTGGGACGTTGGGCCGTTTCACGTTGGGACGCAGCGCGACAGGATCACCGTCTGGGCTGAGGTCAATCCGGAAGCGCAGGAGCATCGTGACTTCGAGTTGCTGATCCGGGGGACCGGAGAGGTCTGGGACGACCAAGACGGCAGCAGATATTTGGGGACGATTCCCAGCGACGATCTGGTCTGGCACGTCTATTTGCGCAGGTTGCCAAAGACGCAGTCAGATAATGAGCAGGACAAAGATGCTGTTCGATAATATTCCGGATGCAGTAGTAGCCGATTAAACCAACTGTTAGTAGGAAAGGACGCCAACCAGAATGAGCGCAGCAGAAGAGGTCGAGGTCGGATTGCAGAATCTGATGGACGGACAGCAGACCGAAGCGCAGATCGTGGCTGAGTCACAGGTCGTTCCGGCTGAGCCCAGTATTCTCAGCCTGTCGGTCGAGGTTGCCCAGTTTCTCCGGAACCTGCTAGCCGATCAAAGCGTGAAGGTATCCGCCCCAGACGCCCAAGCAGCGGTCTACATGGCGACCAGAGCGCTGTCTGAATTGGACGCGATCATCGGGGACAGTCAATGACCGATCTGGAGTACCTGGGACTGCAACTGGTCGCCAACGCCGAGCACAGTTTCGAGTCAGGCGGGAAGCGGCTGGAGGAGTGGAAGGCAGCCGCCAAGCGGTACAGCGAGGAGTACCACGCGAAGATGCAGCAGGAGTAGCCAGGATGCGGTCGGTAGCAAGTTGGGCGGTGGCACAGTTCAAGTGTTCCCGCCTGGAACGGTAAAGGCGATCAGGGTGGCTGATTACACGAACAGCCAGATTGATCTGACGGAGTTCGGTTGGGTCGGCTACGTCTTGGATTCGCCATGAGCACCCTGTCCCGGTTGTTGGCCCAGCAGCCAGAGCCAAAGCAGCAGGGCAGCAGCCTGTCAGATATCTTCGAGGTCGAGCCGGTATCCCTCGATGAGTTCGTGACCGGCAAGCAGTACATGAACAATCCGCCGCTGTCTCCGATTCAGTACGACGCGGTACGGCACATCGAGCAGATATACTTCCCCGAGACCTATCAGCAGATGGTCAGCGAGTTCGGCCCGTATTGGCAGCCAAAGCGCAGGATCAACCTGGCGACGTTGCAATGGGGCAAAGGCGCAGGCAAGGACAGTTGTGCCCGGGTAGCGTCCTTGAGGATCGCCTACCTGCTGATATGCCTGAAGTCCCCGCAGGCGTATTTCGGGATGCCCGGGCAGGACAGCATTCACATTCTCAACGTCGCCAGCAACAGGTCACAGGCGTACAGAGCGTTCTTCAAGCCGTTGAAGCGGTTGGTCACGACGGTCCCGTGGTTCAAGGAGCATTGTGAGCCGGTCGGCCCAGATATGGTCGTCTGGGACAAGAGCGTCGAGATGATCTCGGGTCACGCCGACGCGGAATCCCAAGAGGGTCTGAACCTCATGTTGGGGATTGCCGACGAGATCGACGCGTTTCGGAGCAAGGAGGAGTTGATGGCGTTCAAGGGCAACCGGGTCCGGGAGCCAACCAAAAGCGCCGAAGCGATCCTGAAAATGATGCGAACCTCCGCGTCTACCCGGTTCCCGGAGTCGTACAAGATCGTGACGATCTCCTACCCCAGATATCTGGGCAGCACGATTCAGCGGCTGACAGCGGCAGCCAAGGCAGATATCGCCAAGCACGGGGACAACTCCCGGGAGTACGTCTCCGGCCCGTACGCGACCTGGGAGGTCAACCCACGGGTCAAGGGCAAGGAGCAGTTCGCCAAGGACTACGACGAAGATCCGGTCATGGCCCAGACGATGTACGAATGCAAGCCGGTCAGGGCGACTGATCCGTACTTCCGGAACGAGCAGGCGGTCGCCAGCGTGTTCAGGGAGGCCTCAGAGCCGGTAGCGGTGTCCTACGACCAGGAGGCGGTCAACGGGGTCTGGAGCCCTGCCTACGCATGGTCTGACGCCCTTGTGCCCATGCAGGGGGCGCAGTACTGCATCCACGCTGATCTGGCGGTCACAGGCGACCGGGCAGGGGTTGCGATGAGTCACGTCCAGACTTGGAACGAGTTCCAGGTTCAGGAGTTGGGCGAGGACGGAGAGGTCAGGACTTACAGCGAGTACCGGCCTGTTGTGAAGGTTGATTTCGTGTTCGGGTACGAGGCTGATCTGCGAACCTCCCCGCCGAGGGAGATCCAGATTCGTTGGGTCCGGCAGTTGGTCGCTGATCTGCGCAAGCGGGGGTTCGTGATCTCGAAGGTCAGTTACGACGCATTCCAGAGCCGCGACAGTATGCAGATCCTGGAAGCGGCGGGGATCGAGACGCAGAAGGTCAGTTTGGACTCCTCTGAGGAGGGCTGGCGGACGCTGCGGGATCTGATCTACGAGGGTCGGATTTCCCTACCTGAATCTGCCTTGCTCAGAGAGGAGATTCTGGGCTTGCGCAAACTGCCGAACGGTCGGGTGGATCATCCGCACTCCGGCAGCAAGGATCTCGCGGATGCCGTGGCGGGAAGCGTGCTGGGAGCGTTGGGCGTCGGGGGGCAGGAGACCGGGCAGCGCTCCTTTGGCGACGCAGGGCAGATCGAGGTTGTGGGCTCCCAGGAGGTCAGCGCGTTCGGGCAGAAGGCGGCACAGGGGTTGGACGTACCGATTATGTTTCGGTAGGCAGAATCCGGCCGGATACGCCTGAGAACGTAAGCCGGGACAGCAGGGAGCAGCAGAGATGCCCAAGGCCGCAGAGAAGTTCGAGCAGATCGTCCAGCCCAAGAAGGCTGATATCGGCGCGGAGTTCGGGTTGCGGATGAACATGCCGTTCGCGACCAGTTGGACCCCGACGCAGGGCGGATTCAACGGCCCGTCGTACGAGTTGTGGCGCGGGGAGGACGAGAACGCCCCCTCGATCAGCCAATTGGTCGATATGCGGCGCACGGACGGGCAGGCCCGGGCGCTGTATCGGCTGGTCACGCTGCCGATCCGCAGCGCGTTGGACGGGGTGACCTGGACTCCGGCAGAGGGCGGGGAGAAAGAGGCCGAGTTCGTGGAGAACATGTTCACCCTCCCTCCGAATGGCGGCGGGATGACCAGTTCCTTGAATCGGATCGTCGCGGAGATGTTGTTGGCGGTCTTTGACGGGTTCGCCGCGTTCGAGCAGGTTTATCAGGTTCCTGATTACGGCCCGAACAAGGGCAAGATCGTCCTTAGGAAACTGGCCTATCGACCGGCTGATACTGTCACGTTCCTGCTGGACGACCAGGGCGGGTTCAACGGGTTCCGGCAGAGGGCGTACTTCAAGGGCCAAGCGATTGACGTAGGAATTCCGCGGGACCGGGCGTTCTACTTCGCGGTCCAGGAGGAGGAGAGGCCGTTCTACGGGGTCAGTTACTTCCAGAGCGCGTTCTACCACTACGACGTGAAGCGCAAGTTGTACTGGCTGGCGCACCTGGCAGCGCAGCATCGGGCGGTAGGCACCCGGATCGGGGAGGTTCCGCCCAGCGCCTCAGATATCGACAGGATCAACTTCAAGGCAGCCTTGGAGGACTTCGGGGTCTTGCAGGCAATGATCGTCCCGCCGGGGTTCAAGATCGACCATCAGTACCCGAGCAGCAGTTTCGATTTCATGCAACTGATCAATCACCACAACTCGCAGATGTCCAAGAGCGTGCTGGCCAGTTTCTTTGACGACGCTCAGGGCGGGGACAAGGCGCTGGTCGATTTCGGCAAACAGTCCGACGCGCTGTTCCTGATGGGGTTGCAGGCGATCATGGCGGATATCGCCTACGCGATCAACACGCACCTGATCCCCAAGTTCGTGGACTGGAACTTCGGGACTTCCAAGTACCCGACGTTCACCTGGGGAGCGTTCACCGACGAGCAGAAGGAAGCGATCACAGATACGTTCTCGAAGTTGAGCACGGCGGGGCAGGCGATGACGGTCAGCGAGGACTTCATGTTCGAGTTGGAGAAGATCATGGCCGAGGATCTGGGGCTGCCGGTCGATTACGAGAAGGTCGAGGCCGAGCGGCAGAAGGCCAAGGAGGTCGCAGCGGCCCAGCAGCAGCAGTTCCTGGGAGGAGGCCAGCAGGGCATCTTCGGGCAGGATCAGCAGGGCGGGGGAACCCAGGCTGATAACGCCGGGCAGCAGGCCAATCAGGATCAGCCGATGAGCGAGCAGGACGCGATTGACATCGGCGGCAAGCCGTTCACGTTCTCCGGCAGCCCGGTCCCCGTATCAGAGACGTTGGGTCTGGTTTCGAGGACGAGCCGTAGCAGCAAGAAGGGCGGCGAGCAGCAGTGAGCGCAGAACGCGATTCTCAAGGCTTGGAGGCTGGGGGGGTCATAGGAGTACAGGGAGCGCAGGAACGCAGCCCAGAGGCTCAACGCCAGGCCGGGAAAGGGCAGTTTGGCTGCGCTGACCGTTGCTACGCGAAGAAGTTGACCAGCAAGCGGGGGCATTGCACGAGTTGTCACGAGTTCTTCAATTCGGATTACGTGTTCGACCGGCATCGGGTCGGAGAGTTCGGAAGCGTCAGCAATCCCCGGCGCTGTCTGAGCGTTGCGCAGATGCAGAAGAAGGGTTGGGCGCTCAACAAGGACGGGTTCTGGGTTTCTGAGTCAATGGTCAGCGGGGCGGCGTGGGTGTCTTGAGTCAGAGGCCACGCAGGGTCAGGACGCCGGAAGGAGCCCGGTTCTACGGCCAGCCCATCGGGAGCCTGATCGTCAAAGATCCGGCCAGCGGGATCTTCAAGGCAGTCAGCCAGAAAATTCCTGGTGCTGAAGAGCCAGATTGGACGCATCGACCGGCAGGGGCATGGCGTAAGGGGGCCAAGCAGCCTGATTCCGAGCCCATCCAACTGGCCAGGACCGACCCGGCAGAGCAGATATTGGCGATCCAGTCGCACAAGGACGCGCTGGCAGCCCTGGAGTCGAAGGTTCTGGCAGGGGTCAGAGACCGGATCAGCCAGAGCATCGACGCGTTCCTGTCCTACGCGGCGGCTATCGGGATCAACAACCCCGGTCAGGGTCCGGCGCAAGTTTTCTCCCGCCCGGACGTCGAGGCGTTCTGGTACGACCAGTTGTCGGGGCTACAGAAGGACCTGGCAGGACGGATATCGGAAGGGTTCTACTCAGCGGTCGATCTGAGCGGAGCAGACCGCCAGGCGGTCGATACGGCCTACCTGCAAAGCGTTCTGGCTGACCTACAGGGCTATCTGGGCAGTTGGTCGGGCAAGGTCGTTCCAGCGGCGCAGGCGGCGTACAGCAAGGTTCCGCAGGCAACCTCCTACCAGCAGGGCGGGACCAGCGTCAACGTGCCCAGGGACACCGCTGTAGCACGCTGGAACGCGGTTCGGGACTCGGCGTCCAGGCCGGTCAACGGGACCAGCCCGGTCACAGATATCTCCAAGCGGAGCCAGGCCGGGATCGCAGCGGCGACCCATCGGGGATACAGCGAGGGGCAGTTGGCCCAAGCCCAGCAGCAGGCAGCGGGGCAGGGGACAGGGGCAGTCAGGAAGGTCTGGGTCGCCAACTTCGCTCAAGATCCCGAACGCGGACCCTGCCTGACGTGTATCGCGTTGCACGGCCAGGTCAGGGAATTGCACGAGCAGTTCGATTCGGCAGCCACGTTCGGGACCAAGGCGCTGCCGGTCTACAGAGATCTTCTGGGACCGCCCCGACATCCCTCGTGTCGCTGTAGGCTCCAGATAATTGGGGGCAGCGGGGAAGATACTGAGCAGAAGGTCAGCGAGGTCACTGACGGGATGCAGGAGTATTCAGCAGCCCAGGCGGCGTCGAACTGGGCTACCCAAGGGTTTACCTCAAGCCAGGTCAGAGCAGTCCCAGAGGGGCTGTTCAGAGCGATCTGGAGGGTACTGAGGACGAAGGGATGGTTGGCGAGGGCATGGGCAGCGATTCGAGGCCGGTAGGCCGGGGAACGGTCAGGGTCTCAGGCGATCCGGAGAAGATCGTGAGGCTGTTGGTTCAAGCAGCCCGGGACTCAGGACAGGACTTTCAGGTCAACCCCGTTGTCGAGGACGGACAGGTCACCGGGTACGAGGTCGTCGGGGAGTTGCAGGCGGTCAATCAGGTCTTGCGCAACCGGAAAGGTCTGGACAAGTCCTGGGAGTCGTCGGAGTAGAAACCGATAGTAGGAGAAAGGCCCCGGGACGAGAAGGATCGCAATGGCTGTCGTGCGCAAGGTTCGGACTCCCGAGGGCGCGAAGTTCTACGGCCAGCCGATTGGGTCGATCATCGTTCCCAACGCCGGGAAGATTCCGGGTCTGGTCAAAGGCCTGAAGGCTGATATCTCTACAGCGCCCAAGCATCTGATTGAGACGCCCAAGAAGGGCAGTTCAGGGGCAGAGGTTCCCGAACCGGCGCTGCGCTGGCAGAAGGTTGGCTCCAAGGCGGTTGCCACAGCGTTCGGACAGAAGTTCGGGACGCCGCAGTCGGAGGTCTACCGGCTGTTCTTGGACTACCAGAGCGTTGGGTTGGTCGCGAAGACCAAAGACGGCTGGCTGTTGGTCCGCAACGGCAACGTCAAGGCAACAGCGAGTACCAAGACCGGGCTGGCGGCTCAGGCCGTCGATCTGTACATGGTGGGAGCGCTGACTCCGGACGGCAAAGCGACGATGCCCGACCCCAAGGTCGAGGCCGCAGATATCGCTGGGGAGCCTGGGACGAAGGCGAGCCTGGTCGAGCAGGCCAAGGCAGACATGGCCGGGTACAGCGAGAAGGAGCGGGACTGGATCCTGGCGGCGTTCCTGACGCCCGACGCGTGGTCGAAGATACAGGCCACAGCGGCGGAAACCGCGCCGTTGGAGGCGGTTCAGAAGTTCGCCCAGGATCATCCGGCGATCAAGGCCGGGGACCTGTCGGGCGAGATTTTCGGGTCGGACGGCTTGGATGCGGCCAACGTCAAGGCGTACTTCGATTCGCTGAGCGTCGCGACGAAGAACTTCCTGTGGATGCTCGTTGATCAGGGGCATTTGGAGGGCAAGGGCTGGACGGATTACGTCAAGCCGTTGTGGTACGACCACGGGCTGACGACCGTGCAGGTACCCAATAACTCCGAGTACGTCGGGAATCAGGTTCAGAATTGGCCGGACGCGGTTATTGAGTCGGATCCGGACGCGCAGCCGTTGGAGCCGGGATACGAGCAGTTGGAGTTCGTTCCGGGGCACCCGGTCAAGGCCAGGGCTGATTACGCCTGGGTCGGCTACGTCGGGTCGTCGGTCACGGGCAAGGACAGCACCGATTGGCACAGTGCGGTTGCGGTTGCGTACCAGACCGAGGACGACGGCTACGTCGTCGTAGACGGCCAAGGCACCCCGGTCGGGAACCCGCAGGCGCTGTTCGGCAGCCAGGACTTCCGGTGGACGGCGTGGGCCAACGTCGTCAACGCCCGGAACGGCAGCGGGAAGGTTCTGGTTGATAGCGACACAACTGTTGACGGGAGCCTGGTCGCGAACCTCCTGGGGGTCAAGCCGACCGGAAGTTTCGAGGGGCTGTCCAGCGGGGCGCAAGAGGTTCTGAGGGTCGCAGCGCAGTTCAAGGCGGCGGTTCCCAACTACGACGACGTTGACTACGTGAAGGCGTTGGGTACCGACGCAGATAACGAGTCGAGGGCGGCAGCGATTCAATGGCTGGCAGATAACGGCTTGGAGCAGGTTCCGGAGACGAAGAACCTCTACGGGATCAAGCCGGAATGGAAGCAGGCGTTGACCGACCAGGCGATACCGGCCTGGGAGAAGGAGTTGATGGCTCATCCCAGCGTGGCGGAGCAGACGTTCGGGAATCTGTCAGCCGGGGCGCAGAAGTTGCTCAAAGAAGCCAAGCAGGCCCAAGTTGAGCAGCAGAACGACAGCGGGGAACTCGTAGACGACGGCGCGGCGATTGATTTCGCGTGGGAGAGTATTCCGGAAGTCAGCCCGGATGATTACGATCAGGCGGTTGATTGGGTCAGCAGTCACACGTTGGAGTCCGTCCCGGAGCCTGAGAAGGTTCCTACGGTCAGCAACACCGTCGCGATTGAGGGCCACGGCGATTACTCGATGGAGGTCCCGGAGGACGCCAAGGTCGTCGTGACCGACTTCGGGTCCGGGTCGTACTACGCCACCGGGTACGTCAGCCCGGACGATCCGAAGACATTGCACGCGATCACCGGAACTGTCTACGACTTCGATTGGTACGTCACGGAAGGGCACTACCCGAAGGGGGAGGTCTGGACGGCCAATCCCCTGGAGTGGAGCGATACGCCGGGGCAGCCTGATTTGCTGACGCCGGTAGCGGCCCCGAACCCGCCGTGGTGGGAGGGCCAGGAGGTTTCTCACAAGTTCTTGGGCCAGCCGTTCAACGACTGGTTGGGAACGTTGGATCCCAAGCAGTTCGATCCGGGGACGGGGTTCGTCTACGTTTCAAGCAGTCCCCCGGAGGGCGACCCGCCCTTTGTGAGCGTCGTCATCGGGTCGAAGCGGGGACTGCTGACGGTCCAGGTCGGTGCAGATTACGAGATCTCGTCTCCGGTCGAGGTTACGAACTACCAGGCGATCAACGATCTGGCGGACAAGGTGGACATGTCTTTCCACCCCAACAGCGGTCCGGATACCTGGGAGACGATGAATTTCCAGGCGTTCAAGGACAGGTCGCTGGCATGGAAACTCGATCACGTCAGTTCAACGGTACAGGGCATCGCTGAGAAGCAGTATGTGGAGCAGTTTGACGACAACACAGGACCGAATACGCAAGGGCTCAAGGTCAATGGGTTGTGGTACAGCGGGACGCTGACGACGTTCAACGATGAGGATTTGACTCCGGTCCCGGCACAGGTTGACTACCCGTTCGTTGTCGTGACCGGAACAGGTACCTACGTGGTCGGGTCGCTGGGATATCTGAAGCATCGAGCGGAATCGCAGGCCGCGATCCCAGGGCTTACAGGGAATTGGCCGACGTTCGACATTCCGGATCTGGTCACGACCGGCCAAAAGAGCGTGCCGGGATCGGTCGCTGATTCAGGCCCCGGCAGCGTCAGTTTCCCCAAGGCAGGCGGGGGCAGCCTGGAGGTCAGCACAGATACCGTTGCACAGGCGATCTCCGTGCTGGAAGCGGCCAAGGGCATGATGATCAAGCAGCCTTTGTCCAAGGCGGATAACCCGCTGTGGGAGTCGGACTACCACGCCATTGCGCAGCCGTTCCAGGGACAGTACGCGGGCGAGAAGTTCCATACCAAACTGGCGTATCTGGCAGCGCTGAAGAAGATGCTGGCAGATAGCGGTCCCAGTCCCAAGAAGCAGCAGGGGCTGCCACCGAATTCTGCACACGCGAAGAAGAAGGCAGCAGCCGAACCGGCCGCCAAACCCGCTCTGGTTCCGGTACTCACCAGCATCCCCATAAGCACTGATTACGGGGTGGCCTATCCGGAGATCCCTGCCGACGCGACCTTGGTCCTGGCCGATGGAAAGGTTCACGGATGGGTCGATCCGGGTGACCCCGATACGATGCAGTACCCCCATCCGTGGGATCCGGACGGCGACACGAGTGAGGTGGGTCTGGCGTGGTTCGTCAAAGACATTGGCGTGACGTACGTCAAAGCGGGGGATTGGGCTGCGCAGCAGAAGGAGTCAGCGAGCCCCAAGACGGTTGTCATCCCCGATTTCTTGGGCGGGTTGGCGCAGGATTATCCGGTTCCGGCTGACGCGAAGTTGGTTGTGATCACTGATTTCGACGGTCAGGAGAAGCCGGTCGGCTGGCTTCTGCCGGATCAGCCTGAGGAGTTGTACTACCCGGCAGGGCAGGGCGGTAAGGTTGGGCACTCCCCGCTGGCGGAGTACAAACCCGCAGGCGGGTACCACTTTGTTCCGGCGTCTGATTGGGAGAACGCCAAGGCGGCAGTTGAAACGCAGGAAGAGTCGCAGGAGCCCAAGGACAAGGTGGTCTTTGAGGTTCCGGTCCTGGACTCCGAGGGCAATCCGCATTTCGTCTCCCTTCCCCCCGACGCGACGTTGGTCGTCAACGAGGACGGGGGCGTTGAGGGTTGGATCGAGGTTGGCGACCCCGAGTGGATGTACTACCCGACCCCGAGCGGCAATTCTGCAAGCATTACGTCAGACGCGTTCCCGAAGTCGGAGTTCCAGTACGTCAAGGCCGTTGATTGGGCTGGATCGAGCAAGTCGAAGTCTGTGCCGGAGAAGGTCAGCGTTGAGTTTCAGGGCGCTCCGGAGGTCGCCCCCGGGCTGTGGGCGTATTCGACCGGAAGTCTGGAGTTGGGCGGCGAGCAGTGGTACGACGCCAGCGGGACCAAGGTTGCCCAGCAGCAGTTGATCGCGGATGGGGACTCCCAGCATCCCGGGTCCAAGACGGTTCTGGTCTTCAACTCCAACGCAGGCTCCGGAGGGGTTCCCGGGGTTCCGGAATGGAACCAGGGGCTCATGGGGTATCTCGTTGTGGGGGCAGATAGCAAGCCGATCTACGCGGTCGGATGGTCGGACCAGTTCGGCAACGACTCCGGGATCTTCACGCAGGTCGATCCTGAGATCTTTGACGAGCCTGGGACGGCGTACCTCTCGATCCCTGATTTTCTGAAGGCGGTCAAGGCCGGGACGGACAAGTACGATATCGCGCAGCCGTCGCCGTACATGGCCGTCAACCCGTATCACGGTCCCAGCGGAACGCTCGATATCGGGAAGATCTATCCGGACGGATCGCTGAATCTGGAGGGCCAGCAGAGCCTCACCGGAGTTATGTTCAACAGTGCCGCAGTCGTTCCGGCTGACGCGATCTTGGTATGGGATTCGGGCGGACTGGTGGGTTACCGGGATCGGCAACTCGACGGGACACCCGGGCCGGTCGTTTACTACTGGAGCGGGGAGGACGAACACGGGTCCTGGCAGGCCAAGACCGTTTCGTCGTATTCGGGTTCCGCTTTGGCCGGATTCTCCTATTCCAGCGTTGGCTCCTATCGGTACGCAGCGACTCACGGCCTGGATCCCAAGGGCTTCGCAGGGTCGATAGACGACGCGTTGGCATGGAAGCAGCCAGAGGTAGGTAGCGCGACTGCAAAGCCTCACGTCGAGCCGGGGTTCCTGTACAACGCGGGTGGATACTCAGCGGTGCTGGCCGAGAACGGGGCGGTGAACATATTCAACCCCGGTACCTTCGACGGGTTTCAGATTCCTCCCAACGCGGTCGTCTTGGTTGGCAACGCTGTTGACGAGGACATAGAAGGTCCGACTTGGTATCGGGACATTTATGGGTGGATCGACGCGGACGGGAATATCCACAATTGGGGTGCAGAGATCGAGCCGTATACCCAGGTTCTCGAAACGTTCCCTCCCGAAAACGGCAAGGGTCCGTACTTCGTCACCACGCAGGCGTACGCGTTCGACATCAAGAACGGGCTGTCGCCGGTTCTGATTGGGAAGGCTGGCGGGGAAGGGCACTACCCGACGATTATCGAGGCGCAGGCGTCTCTGATCCCCGGTCTAGGACCCCTGCCCAGCGGCCCTGAGAGTGCCCCAGACGCCACAGCGCAGGCTCTGGCTACCCCAGGAGGGGACAGCAATCCGTTCAGCCCAGTAGCCTCTATCGCCCCCGGACGCTACGCCAAGCCCGGGGCGAAGGGTTGGCTCGACGTTAGGGCTGACGGCACGGGCGTCTACCACTCCCCGGGCGGGAAGGATACCGAGCAGGACGCGGTAGCGGTTCGTAAGCGGATCGACAAGGGCTTGGCGTTGACGGTCCCGGCCAGCAGTTGGCCGCACCACGGGAAGGTCAGCAGCCCGAAGGCCAAGGTCGTCTACGGGACGTACAGCATCAAGTCGTACGAGAAGTGGAACGGCAAGCACACCTACGAGCAGTTTCACGGCCCTGTTTACGTCGTCCAGGCAGACGGGTCGGTTCAGAAGTACGGCGAGGCGTTCCAGGCGGATTTGGATTACTACACCCCGGAGATCCTGACCGCGCAGGAGTTCGCGCAGATCATCAAAGATCAGGTGGACTCAGACGACCCGTTGGTTCCCAGGACGGGGGACCGGGTTCCGCTGTTCAGCGATTTGGAGCAGATGCGGCAGGCTGCGGACTCAGAGAACGGGATCTGGGTCGGGGGCAGGCACGTCACCAGCGCCGACGATCCGTTCTTCGACGCGCTGTTGGACTCAGATAGCGCGTTCGCGCTATGGGCCGACCAGCATTCGGTAGAGCCCAACCACGGGAAGTTGGGCAACGTCGTCAACGCGCGTCGGGAGATATTGCAGTCGCTGGGCTTGGAGGTTCCTGACCCGCATTCGCCAGCGCAGCCCGGCAGGTATCAGGCGGTCGGCCCGTTCTGGGTTCACAGTCAGACCGGGGGCACGTTCGCCCCGGCCGGAGTCATCAGGGATCTGGTACGCGGAGATCAGAACATCCCCGTCAAGGCGGCGGACGAGTCGTCCATGATCTCCCGGATCGTTGCTGATTTGGGGCTGGGCGGGATTCTGTTCAACCACAAGGGGGGACTGAATAGCAATCAGAAGTACGCATGGCTCAACGCTTTCAAGGCCGGAAACTTCGCGCAGATCAAGAAGTTGGAGAAGGCGTCCGGGAACGACTCCCCGGAGTTGGATTTCCTGCCTGATCACGTCTACTGGGAGTCGGCGGTTCCCAGCGAGGTTCCAGCCGGGATGCCGATTCCGGGTCAATGGTCGTCCATTTCGCTGTTCACGACCACGGGCGGGGTTCCCAGCACTGAGATCGACAACTACTTGCTGGCTGCGAAATGTGCCTATCCGGAGTACCTGACGGAAAACGAACGACGGTCGTGGGTCTGGCGGCATCGTTCAGGCGACGGGGACAAACTCGCGGCGCTGTCGCTTAAAGCCAAGACCCGGATGCTTGCCGGAGAGGATCCAAAGACTCATGCCCCGGTGTACACACCGGGACTGAAACCGGCAAAGACGTGGACGGCGGTTGTTGAGAGCGGACAGGTTTTCGTGCCCGGATCCGCAGTCCCGTACTCGGCGCTGTCTGATTGGTACGCCGACGAGATCGCTGGGAAGGCTCTGCTGGAGGTTCAGGGCAAGTACCCCGGTCACGACAAGTTCTGGGAGCAGTTGGCTGGGGGGATCCTGTTCGACCTGGACGTGCCGGGTTATAACGCGTGGATCGGCGCGCGCGGCGCGCAGGCAACATGGGAGGCAGAGCAGGCCAAGATCCCGGTATTCAGCCCCAGTAGTCCCCCGCCCGGACTGAAACTGGGCGACAGCACGCACCCATTGGACTGGGTACAGGATCAGCACGGCAAGAAATGGGTTTTCAAGTCGATGCCCGACGCCTACCGGGTCGAGGCAGAACTCATGGCGACCAAGGTCGCGAAGTTGTACGGGTTCTCGATGCCGGAGGCCACAGCGGTCGTCAACGGGGAAGGTCCGGCAGGGGTTCAGCATTCGGTCGGGAACAAGACCGGGTTTGTGAGCGTCTACGCGCCGAACAAGGGCACGTTGGAGGGCGTTGACGTAGCCAGCCTGACCGGCCCGCAGTTGACGACGCTGGTTCAGGATCACGTTCTGGACTGGCTGTTGGACAACGACGACAGCCGGGCAGCCAACTACATGATTGGCGAGGACGGGCAGATCATCGCCATTGACAAGTCCCGGACGATGAAGCACTTCGGGAAGTGGAAGGGTCTGGCAGGCGACGCCAGCGCGAATACCAATGCGAGTCTGGTCTCCACGAAGATTTTCGACGCGATCCGGCATCACGAGATCAGTCAGGATCAGGCCCAGGCGCTATATCGGGCAGCGGTCGCCAAGGCACAGAAGATTCAGGATTCGCCGTGGGCTCCGTTGGAGGGGCTGATTCAGGAGGGGATGGCCCACCGGACGTACTGGTATCCCGGAGACCCGATTCACGACGTTCCGACGCTGCTGGCGGCAGTCAAGGCGCGTAAGGATCAGTTGGCCGACGATATCGACAGCGTTTGGGCCAAGGTCTTTGAGCAGGCAGGCTACGAGAAGCCCCCGGTTCCCAAGCCGCCTGCCAAGGGCCGGTACATTCACGTCGATCCACAGTTCGATGTCAATCTGGAGCAGACGAGGATTCTCGGACAGTCGGTCATGGTTGGGGGGTCTGATTGGGAAGAGGGCCATATCCACTTCTGGACTGAGCAGATCGCCAAGCAACGGGTCGTCCGGGCGCAGGGCAACATTTTCGGCCCGAATCACAAGAAGTTGTACCAGGATCTGTACGACGCGGCAGGCAAACCAGGAGAAGGGCAGAATCAGCCAAAGAAGTCCCCGCAGCAGATCAAGGCCGATGACGTACGCGCCTCGGTCGTGGACTGGCGGGACAAACTGGAAGCGCAGTTCGTCCAGTTCTCCAAGGATCACTCCAATTTCGTGAAGCAGACCGATACGGGCGTACAGGTCAGCGCCAAGCAGATCAAGGACGCAGCAGATAACGGCCGGTTGGAGTGGACGGCGTTGCTGGAGCAGTGGAAGGCCGACCCGGAGGTCAACGAGGCGTACCTGCAACTGTTCAACGCGCAGGTCGAGGCCTGGATCGACAGCATGGAGAAGGAGTTGACGGACGCGATCAGCGAGAATCGGGTCACGGAGCGTCCGCCGTTGTACTACCCGTTCCTGCCGGTCACTGACGATCCGGAGAAGTCGCAGCCGTCGTGGGCGAAACTCTGGAATACGGTCGTGGACAAGTACGGCAAGGAGTACCAACTCAGTCCCGACGATCCCCGATATTCGACCCCGCCCAGCGAGGCCGAGGTTCCGTCCCTGATTATCGCCCCGGAGCCGGAGCAGAAGTCCGAACCCAAGAATCCCTGGCAGGAGTTGTTCCCTGAGTTGGCGGAACAGGGCATCACGATCAAGGTTCGGCAGACCCAAGGCACCAGCGGGAGTTTGAACCCGGAGACTCTGGAGTTGACCAGCGAGGACGGCAAAGGGTTGACGCAGGGATGGAAGGGCTACGAGTACGTCCTGACGTTGCCCAGCGGCGAGGAGATCATGATTGCAGGGCCGTCGAACACGATCAGCAGCAGCGAGTATGACAACGGCCCGCCGTTTGGTCCGACTCCATATGGTCAGCCAACGTTGGCGTCGCGTGCGGGAATGGTTCGGTTCCAGGCCAACCCCGGTCAGTCGGCGCAGAGTATGTGGCAGCAGATTGCCCCGGTTCTCGCACAGTTGGGTATCAGCGCTGATCAGCCCAGCGACGACGAGTTGAAGGTTCTGTATTACCGGATGCTGGCAGGTAGTTTTCAGCATCGGAAGAGCCCTCCGGTGAAGTACCAGCAGTTGCTGGAGAACTACAAGGCCAAGGTCGAAGAGGTCGGCGGGAAGGTAGGCCACGACGATTTGCCCCCGGATGCTCTGCAAGGCCTGATGAGCACGAAAGACGAAGTGGCGTTCTGGGAGCAGCAATTCGAGGTCGTAGCAGGATCAAAGTTGTTTGCGGCGTTCCAGAAAGCGGAGGGCTGGAGGCCCCGGTTCGACACCGATCCCAGGACGGGGCTGCCGGTTGGGCATCCCCACTGGTACCGGGTTGACGAAGACCCGGTGAAGGTCATGGAGTCCGGGATTTGGTTGCAGCAAAACGGGATGCCTGCGACGGCGTTCGCGTACACCGGGATGCAGAGCACGGACGAGCGGACCCGGATTCTGGGGTCTTGGCTCACGGACGGGCCTTGGTCGCCGGATTCGGATCAGAGTTATGGGTCGGGGACGGTGGTGTACACAAAACCCGGGGACGCAAGCCCCTCATCGGGGTCTAATTCGGCAATTTTGTCCCCGTTGGCTGCGATGCGGATTGGGGCGTACGGATTCATAACTGACACATATGGCAAGCCGTTTGAGCGGAAGGAGAACACTCCGTTTTCAGCGGTGCAGATGCTTAAGCAGTGCGCGGCGGAGATTGTGCCGAAATGGGCGCTCTGGTGGGGCGATGTCTATTCGGTGAAGTGTCACTCTTCGGCGGAGCGCAATGAGTTGATCCAGAAGTTCAAGGATGCGGGGGTTACAGAGATTCGCGGCATCCCGGTGGAGGATTTCTTTGTGCTCAGCGGATCGACCAAGGCGTATGAGAACTATCAGAAGCAGAAGGCGCAGATCACGGAACTCATCGCGTCGGGCGGGTGGTTGTGATGCCTGAGAGTTGGGACGGCAATTGGCTGCATGAGGACTGGTACGTCTCTGACGAGGCTGTCAGCGGCGGTAAGCAGGGCCGGAAATGGGCTACGTGGTGGCAGCAGAACCTCCCGTACGGGTTCGTCACGCGGCAGTTGGACCCAGATACCAGGGCGGTCATTCAGGGCGATCCGGTTCTGACGATCCCGCCTGAGTCGATTCTGCGGGTTGGCGCTCGCGGGTTGGACTTAGTGGTGAGGTTCACGCTGCCGGAGTATCCCGGCAAGGACTGGTTGTGGGTAGTGGAGGGCATCACCGCGAAGGACAATGGGTTTGAGTTTCAGGTTCAGCGCGTCACCGATTTCTCAGCGGTTCTTCAGGTTTGGCGACTGGACCCGATTTCGCGCGAGTTCTACGACGAATTGTGGGAGAGGGGTTTCCAATGGCGTTGACCTGGCTGGCGCACACAGATATTGAGGAGCGCGTCAAAGGCGTCTGGCGGTTCGGGATGAAGTACCCCGGGTGCTACTACCCGAAGGATCAGCAGGGGCAGTTGGATCAGGAGTGGGGCGAGTTGCTGATCGAGTCGGCCACGGGCTCTGAATCCACCACGGAGGAGGTTGTGGAGGCGCTGGTCTACTCCTCCGCGATGCACGACCGCTGGATCCCGCTGAACAACTCGCAGGGGCTGGATTTGAAGCGGTTGTTCGAGTCGGTTGCAACCCGATAGTAGAAGTCAAGGAACAAGGAGAGGCAGTTGTTATGGGCGACTCGTTGGGAATCTACCCGTCGTCAGAGGCTGATTATCTGCCGCTGTCCCGAACCCGCTCAGGCAGGCTGTACCGGAAACACATTCTGACCAAGGGCAATCTGCGGCATCCGGCGACCAAGAAGGACGTAGCGATTGACGACCAGTTCGTTAGTCACCTGATTGAGAACTTCAACGCCAAGGTTTGTGACATCGTGCAGGTTCCGCTGGCCGGAGCGCAGAACGAGCACACTGAGGACCCGACCCGGAATATCGGAGAGGTCGTCGGGCTGGAACTTTCCGGCGACAAGGTTTACGCGCTGATTGACGCGCGCGATCCCAACTACGCGGACAAACTCGGCAAGACGTTGCTGGGAGCGTCCGCGATGATCCACCCGAACTACGAGGACGCCAAGAGTGGAAAGAAGGTCGGGCCGACGCTGTTGCATGTCTGCGTGACCAACCGGCCCTATATCACCGACCTAGGCGATTACGAAGAGTTGATTGCTGCGACCGCCGATAATAGCGGTGACGCGGTACTGTTCACGGCGAAGGAGGCCACCGCGATGACACGCGAGGAAATGATTGAGGCTCTGAAGGCCGAACACGGTATCGACGTGCTCGCGCTTCAGGCTGAGCAGGAGATGGCGCTGAGTCGTCGTGACGCCGATACGTCGCTTGCGGAGCGGCTGTTCGAGATCGTGTCGGAGGTTCCCATCGAACTGTCCGCAGGCGACGATCAGGGCGAATCGGTGATCGCAGCCGTCAGCGAGATCGTTGCAGATAACCTGACGCTCCTGAGCCGGGTCAACGAGATCGAGGCCGAGCAGCGGGAGGCCAAGATCGACGCGCTGGTCAGCGAGGGCCGGATTCTCCCGGCGCAGCGCGACGCGTACCTGGAACTGTCCGCGTCTAACCCGGACCTGTTCGACAAGATGGTTCCGGAGGAGCCGCTCATTAAGATGAGCGACGAGCAGGGGACAGGGTTCACCGATTCTCAGTCCGAGCAGTTCGAGGACGAGGTTGTGGCAGAAATTCAGCGGTACACCGCGCAAGACGGTCCTGCCATGCAGGCCGGTTACATCAAGTAAGGGAGATTGAGCCAAATGGCAGACCAGTTTGGAAACGCGGTTCCGTCGCCGGGGTACAGCCAGAAAGCCCCGGTTACTGATTCCGAAGTTCTATACTCGACGGCAGGGTACACCCAGAAGGGCGTGACGCTGGCAGGCGGAAACGGAGTGCTCCCGGCAGGGTGCGTTCTCGGCCGGGTCACTGCGACGAAGAAGTGGAAGCAGTACAACAACAGCGCCAACGACGGTACTGAGGTTGCGCGCGGGATTCTGCGCAAGACCACTGATACCGGCAGCGGCGACGTTCAGGCCAATATCGTGATTCGCGGTATTCTCAAGAACTCGATGGTTTCGGGAGCCGACGCCAGCGCTCTGACCGATCTCGGAGCCCGGCAGGACAGCGTTCTCGGTACGTTCACCTTCTAAAGGTGATCGGGAGTTTCTGTTCGACTGAGTTCGAGGCAGCCGAAATGAAATCCCCAAAGAAATCCCCGGTTTGCGGCGGCAGCCGGGGATTTCTGCTGCGAAATTCAATTAATTCAGGGTTGGGTCAATTACGACCCGATAGTAGGGATGACAGGCCAGCCAGTGACCTTTCAGGTGGCGCAGGCCGGTAGCCCAACCAAAGGGCTACGCTGCCGGACCGCAAGTAGGCACGACGAAAGGAACCTCCGGTGCCTGACATTTCTCTGTTGAACCCAGTGGTTCTCCGGGGCGTGGTGGAGAAGTTCACGGCCCCTGAGTCACTGATCCTTCTCAACTCCGTCCCCAAGACCCCGTGGCCGTACCCGACTGCGACCTGGGACGTTATTCGCGGTAGCCGGATGGTTGCCAAGCCCAACGTTCCGAACAGCGAAGCGCACATTGTTCCGCGTCTCGGCCGCTCGCAGGAAAGCGCCGCGTTCGTCTACCTCCGGGAGAAGAAGGTCTTTGAGCCGACCACCCTGCATTGGCTGCGGCAGCCCGGCGAACTCGCGAAGTCCAACGCTGAGGCCGCTGTCATGCGTGAGGTTGGCGATCTCAACCAGCGCTTCGACAACTTCGCGGAGTACTGCCTCTGGCAGGCGCTGACCGGCACGCTCACCCTGGACTACCCCGACGTTCAGGCCAGCGTGGACTACAAGTTCGCGGCCAGCCACAAGCCGACTGCGGGTACCGGATGGGCGACGGCAACCCCGTCCCAGATCATCGGCAACATCCGTAGTTGGAAGCGGCTCATCGCCCGCGACGGTCGGGTTCCGGCCAAGCAGGCGTACGCGACCGAACTGACGATCTCCAAGATCTTCGATGCGTATTCGGTCACCACCGGAAACGCCCCGTTCCTTCTGAGCGACCGGATGAAGGATCAGTACTACACCACAGGCACCCTGCCCGGGTTCATGGGTCTGGACTGGACGGTCTGCGAGTCGATCTACGAGACGGACGGCGGGACCGAGACGCTGTTCCTGGAGGACAACAAGGTCGTGATCGCCAACCTCACGGACAACCGTCCGCTGGAACTCATGGAAGGCCCCACGGCTGACGACGAGGCTCCGGAGGCCTACACCGGGAAGTTCGCGAAGACCTGGAAGGAAAAGGATCCTTCGGCGCGTCAGTACCTTCTTGAGTGGAATCTGCTGCCGGTCGTAACCAGGCCGGAACAGGTCTGCATCGCGACAGTAGGGTGATGCCTTGGTTATTGTGATACTCTCTGCTTCGTGACAAGCACTGAGTATCGCAAGTGGACCCCCGAAGAGGTCGCTCTGTTGAAGGACAGGGCGACCTCTTCGACTGTGCAGGAGTTGGCGCAGGAGTTGGACAGGCCGGTCAAGATGGTCCGGTGGAAACTCAAGAAGTTGGGTTTGACGCCGGTTGACGCCCGAAAGTTCGGCAAGGGCGTTCCAGTTTCGGTATGGACGCCGGAGCGGTTGCAGTATCTGCGAGACAACGCGCAGACAACTCCGGTAGCCGATATGGCAGAGCATTTGGGGGTCAGCATCAGTTCGGTTCGGGCAGCGTTGTTTGATCACAAGATTCGGGGCCGGGGACGCAATCGAAAGCACACAGCGGAGGAGATTGAGCGTCGCGTAGCGCCGTTGCGGGGGATTCGGAAGGTTGATCCTGATGTTCCTAGGGAGTGTGGTCGGTGCGGGGAGATCAAGCCAGTTTTTCGGTATCCGTCTGAGGGGTTACAGAACCAGACCATACGGTGCGAGGAGTGTCGAAAAGAAGAGCGTGCAATCCGTTGGATGGCTCTGCCTGATGATCGCCGGAAGATGGAGATGCAACTTTCTCGGTTGCGCAACTACTCCATGACTGTGGCTGAGTTTGCGGCCTTGTTGGCTAAGCAGGAAGGGTGTTGTGCGTTGTGTGGGGTGGTGATGGAGCCAGGCGGGTCAGGCTCACGGAGGTTGTGCATTGACCACGATCAGTTTTGTTGCCCCGGTAAGCGGTCATGCGGCCAGTGTGTTCGTGGATTGCTTTGTCACAATTGCAACATCATGGTGGGGTTCCTAGAGGGGTTTTTGGAGCGCGGTGGCGATACACAGCGAATAGCGGACTATCTCAGTCAGTGAATCCGATAGTGTTTGGCGTTCTAAGGCGGTTGGGAATGTCGTCCCCGGTGCGTATCAACACTGTGGCGACCGTTCGATGTACGTCGATGCGCGACGGAGTTCGGTGCGTGTTCATGCAGGGCCATAGCGGCAGGCATCACGACGGAGCCTGGTCGGAATGGAACGACGCAGGAGAGCAGGTAGCAGCCAAGGATCGGTGCTCAGCGGTAGCAGTTGCCTACGAGACGGGCGTCGAGGTGCAGTGCGAGTTGCCCAAAGGACACCGCAGCGCGCACCGGGGTAGCGATCTCATTTGGGGGGATCCCGTTTCGTTAGAGGCTCCGCTGTCGAAGCGGTGGGGCGAATACCCGTATCAGGGTTAGGACAGCCGATAGTTAGTAGCAACGGAAGGAGAATCCCGTGGAGGATCAGGACACACAGCCGGTTCAGGTCGAGTCTCTGGCTGATACCAGCGAGTCTGGCGGCAATCTTCAGGACAGCAGCCCCGCGTCCAAGCGGCGAGGACGGCCTCCGAAGGCCAAGGAGCAGGGCAGTAGCGAGACCATCCTGTTTCACGTTGTAGAGGACGGATTCAGCGCTCAGGGCGTCGTATGGGTTCGCGGTCAGGAACTGGAGTTCGTCAAGGACAGCCCTGAGTACAAGGACACCTTGGACCGGGAGGGCAACTCGTGGCTGGACATGGTAGGCGACGACGCAGCCCAGATGCAGCGGTTCGGGAAGGTCATGGTTCGACCTGGCCCGTGGCCGGGGACTGATTACGAGGTTCCGGAGGCGTCCGAGGCCGAGGCCAAGCGGCGTCGCAAGCCCCCGCGTCTGTCGGATTCGACCAAGTAGGGAGATCGTCATGCTGACAGCGCCGAACGTCGGGGATTTGGCTGACTTCGCCGGAACGGTAGCGGCTGATTACAGCACGTTCGCGACGACAGCGCTGGAGCAGGCGACGTTGCTGTTCGAGGACGCGACGGGGCTGGAGGAGTATCCCGATAGTGATCGGAATCGGCAGATCGCCTACAACGGGATCTGCGAGATGGCGCAGAAGATCTACGATTCTCAGGCTTACGCAGCAGTTGTGAATACTCCGTTCCAGTCGGAGACGATTGGGTCGTACTCGTACTCCAAAGCGGCCAAGGCTGTCAGCGCGGGAACGTCCACCGGCGTTCTGTGGTTCGATCTGGCGGTCTCACGGTTGTCGGTCAAAGGGTCGGTTGAGAGCAGTTCCCGGGAGTTGTTCAATGCGTATCCTGATTCCTGGCCTGCCGACCCTGACGTCGTTGATCGGCCTTTCGGGTAGGGAGGCAAAAGGGTGCGGCATCTGTTCTCAAGCGTCGTGGAGGTCTCCCGGCTGTCGGTCAGCGACGGC